TCCTTAATGCGCTGCTTTACCAGCCAATCGTTGGCCTTGTCTGATTTTTCCAGCTCGGTTGCGGCCGCCTCCTGCTCCAGCAGCAACTGCCCATCAATCAGGCTTTCTCCGCGATGAAGTTTTGCCACAAGGTCCGCGTAGCGCTTGTTGAAGCGGTTTTGCACGGTTTCTGCTTTTGGCGTTCCAGTGCGGATGCTGTACCAGTCCGTCAGCCGCGCAGCCTCACTCACGATCGGGTGGCTGAATTTCCAGTTGTTCGGGTCGGTGCTTGCATTCACAGCCTCGCGCCATGCGGTTGCGACATCGGGAACACCAAGGCCTACGCCAGCAAAGCAAAGCTCGCGAAGCTCAACAGCCCCCGGCGGCCATTTCGCCAAGTCTCCGCCCTGCGCTGTCCAAGCGCGAACGCCTTTGGCGAGCTGGTACTTGTCGACGCCAGCAAAGATCTTGCCCCAGTTCCCCGATTCATCTGCCAATCCGTGAACACTGGTCCACTTGTGGCCGTACAGCTCAGTCATCAGCTCCCATAAGCGAACCATCAGCGTCGTTGACGCGGACAAATTCTCCGTCCCAGTCGATTCCGCCTTGCTCCATCCAGGCTGGCGGTAGTTCGGCATCTGGCGCAGATCCATATCCCGCTTTTCCGCCTCGCTCAATTTCGATTTCGCGCCCACGCTGGCGGACTTGGTCAACGAGGCTAGGGCGGCTTTGGCGATTTGCTCCGGCGTCTGTTCCTGAGAATCCATTGTTTTCCACCTTCGGTTCGTAGATGTCAGTCCAGCAATTCACAATTGAGGCTTCGAGCGCTGCGGTTATGTTGTGACCAGCGGTAGCCATCGATTCGAGTTTTTTGATCACCCTGGCTGCAATGCTTGGTGTGACCGGTTTTTTCTTACTCCGTCGCATTTCGACGTAATCAGCCCATTCCTTTTTCGGCAACCAGATCGGTAGTTCAATTTCATCCGGTTCAGGCTTCGGTTTTTTCTGCTTGGGGGTAGGGGGATTCTTTAGATCTTTATCTTCTCTTCTCTTCTCTTCTCTGGTCACGCTTTTGTCACAATAATTCTGTGACAAATCTGTGACTATTCCGAGCCTCTTGTTTTCTCTAGAAATCCTTTGTCTTTCAGCAGCTTCCGCACGTTTCTTTGCTGATTCACCGTTGTGTTTTTCGAAGCTTGGGAAGGTAATTCCAGTTTCTTCAATGAGTAGCCAGCCCGCCGCAACCATCGATTGTGCGAATCCAGTGTGATGAACGTAACGGTCAATCCAAACTTCTGTCACACGTTTTATGTGACCATCTTGTGACTGAGAATCCGCCCAACTCCACAAGTGATGTAGCATCCCAACCACTTCAAATTCGCTTTTATCCAAGTCAATCGCGATTGCAATCACCGCCGGATCATGTGCAAGCGCGGTGCGCATTTTGATCCAGTCCCCGGCCATATTCAGTCCTCGCCGAGCTTCAGGAATTCACTGACCTGCATGTCAAAGAACTCCGAAAGCTTCTGTACAGCACCCATCCCAGCGCTCTTGCTGTTGGCCAGCTTGTTCACATAAGCGCCTGACACATCAAGCTTTTCGGCCAAGTCCTTCTGGTTCATATCCTTCTTGGCCAGTGCAACTCTCAGGCTTCTTCCTACATTCATCGGTAACACCTCCGCTCTGATTTCGTAGAATCCTATCCTTATATGTGGGCGCTAGCAACAATATAAGTGAATTTAATTTGTTGACATGGGGGATTGCAGAATCTACAGTTGCCATCACCAGCGACATCAACGAAACGAACAACGGAGCAAGACGAGATGACCGAAAAACCTAAAGAAAATTTCTGGCAAGGGGATTCTCCATCAGATGCAATAGTTCAAGAAACGAATTACACCCATTTGGATGTCCGATCCGACAGCAAAAAACAGGCTTCTGTTTTCTTCATTGAAGGGGAAGTGCCTGAGGTTGGTGATGAGGTGAAGTTCATCGTTACGCGCAGCGAAACGGTGCAAGCCAAGGGCTTCACTAAAGAACACTACAAAATTGAAATAAACATGCTTGTTTGCAGAAAATAGCCAACCGCAAGCCCGCCATGTGCGGGCTTTGCCAGTACCAAAATGGGAGATTGACCATGATGCCGATCATCTTGCTTGAGCGCCTGCAGCAGCTTTTGCAGTTCGCGAAAGATCCGAAGTTCCGCACCACCGCGCTGGAGAACGTCGCCGCCGCTCGCGAGCTGGTCGACACCGCATATCACCTTAAGGCCTGCCAGACTGATGAATACCGCTCGCTGCGCATGATATGCACCGCCGCCGCGCTGGTCGTTGCGAATGCCGAGCTGGAGCGTGCGCAGGCCGCTGTAACGAGAACCTACGAAAGATTTTCCGACGGCGTTCGACCTGCTCAGGTGCAATCATGAGAACCCAAGCCAAGCGCTGCACCCGAAAAGAACTGGCGTATCTGTCTCACTGGCGCCGTAACGGATACATGCTGACGATCGATGACGAGATCCCCGTTAGTACGCTGGCGCAGCCAATTCAGAGAGAACTCCACTGGCTGCGTTGGTGGCTGCTGGGGCTGGCGATCATCTGTCTGGCGCTGGGTCTGTTCGGTCTGTGGTTCGGCAAGGCGGCGGGGTTGTTCTGATGCAACCTACCAATCGGGTATACGTCGGCGGACCGCCACTGGATCCGCCTGACGATGAGCCAATCATCCAGTGCAAATTTCCAAAGTGCGGCAAAAAATCCCCGCGTGCCGAATGGGTGCGCAACCACTGGCACTGCCCCGGCTGTCACGAAGAAGACGCCGCCGGGATTACTGAAGAGGATTGAATGATGAGTGATGCAAAGGAGCGGCCAATCCTGTTCTCGGCGCCGATGGTGCGCGCCATTCTGGATGGACGGAAGACGGTCACGCGCCGGCCGGTAAAGGTTCAGCCGCGTTCACGGGCCGACATTGGCAGCTGCGGCAAAGGTCAGCCCTTCATCCGCAACCCAGACGTCACGAAGCGCAATCCGGAATGTCCGTTCGGTAAGCCCGGCGAACGGCTGTGGGTTCGCGAGACCTGGGCGCGAGTTGGCAATGGTGATCCAGGCTATCTGACCTATCGGGCAACCTACCCGGACTGCCTACCCCCTGATCTGGAAAACATCCTGGCATCGGGCGACATCCGCTGGAAGCCCAGCATCCACATGTTTCGCGCCGACAGCCGCATCCTGCTGGAGATCACCGACGTCCGCGTCGAGCGGTTGCAGGACATCAGCGAGGAGCAGGCCGAGGCGGAAGGCTGTTTCTTCACCGATTACGGGCGCAAGTGCGGGCACTCCGGGAAAGGCTGGAGCGAGGTCGGCGACTGCCCGGCGCCGAAGGAACATCACCCGCAGCGCGATGGCTGGATGTGGGACAAGACAGCCAGTCATGAACAATGCCTGGGCGCTCCACGCTGGGCGTTCGCCAACCTGTGGAACTCAACCGGCGGCGACTGGGACGCCAACCCGTGGGTCTGGGTCGTCGAGTTCAAACGGGTGACGCCATGACCACCTTCCTGGTCTGCTGGCTAGCAACCTCAATAATCCTCGGCGGCTTTCTGGCTCGCCTTGCACACCTGGCCAAGCTTCGCGATCAGCGGGCAGCGGACGGGGTTAACGGGAGTATGACCGCGTGACGGCCTACTACAACGAATTCGACCCGTATGCCGCGCAGTGGCTGCGCAACCTGATCGCCGCCGGACACATTGCACCAGGCGTTGTCGACGAAAGGAGTATTGAAGATGTCGTCCCGAGCGACCTTAAAGAGTTCACCCAGTGCCACTTCTTCGCTGGAATTGGAGTTTGGTCCCTCGCTCTTCGTCGCGCTGGATGGCCGGACGATCGACCAGTCTGGACGGGAAGTTGCCCATGCCAACCTTTCAGCGCGGCAGGCGCTCAAGCTGGGTTTTCGGACCCAAGGCACCTTTGGCCAACTTTTGCCTGGCTCATCAAGCAGCGCCGCCCTCCAATCGTCTTTGGAGAACAGGTTGCGAGTAAAGCTGTCGAGCCTTGGGTCGACCTTGTACACGCTGACATGGAAGCCTTGGAATACGCCTTCGGGGCCATCCCGTTTCCGGCTGCGGGCGTCGGCTCGCCAAACGTCCGCGATCGACTATTTTGGTTGGCCAACTCCACTCGCGAGCAACGCGTCGGGCGGCGGAATGATTCAGCGTGCAATGAACTCAACGAAGCACGGGGCGAACCTGAACGATTACGCGATGCTGGCAGGCTGGCCAACGCCAACGGCATGCGACTCGAATCGGGATCCGTCGGAGAGCTTCACAACGAAGAACATCACGCTGAACCATGCGTCGGTTCTGAGCGGCTGGGCGACTCCGACAACACGGGACTGGAAATCGGGCGGCGCGGATCTGACGAACTCCTTGGTTCGCAAGGACGGCAAGTTGCGGAACGACCTTCTGGACTATCAAGCCTTCTTGGCAGGCCCGGCCCGGTTAACGGAATCTGGACTGGTGCTGACTGGATTAGCTGCCGGGACAACAAGTGGCGGCCAATTGAACCCGGCCTTGTCCCGCTGGTTAATGGGGCTTCCGGCCGAGTGGGATCAGGCGGCTCCGATTGGCGTACCCCGGCAGGCGAAAAAAACCAAGGCAGCAGAGTTGGCAGGCTCAGAGCCTACGGTAATGCAATAAATTCTGAAGCCGCCCGCGTTTTCATAGAGGCCTATCTAGATGCCAAAGGTTGATAAGTTCGCAAGGGCAAAATACGACCGGGAATACCGGGAAAAGAATAAGGAAAAGAAGGCCGCATATGAAGCTCAATGGCGGATCGAGAACTCGGATCACCTCAGGGCAAGAGGTGCAAAGCGCAGATTGGAAAAGCGAGCGCAGTGCCTGATAAATGCCGCAAGAACAAGATCTAGGACAAAGGGAATTGTCTTTGATCTGGAGGGTTTTGAATCGGAATTGCAGGCCCGGATTGATCTTGGGAAATGTGAACTCAGCGGAATTGATCTTGATCTTTCTCCAGGTAGAAAGCCTACGAGCCCAAGCCTTGACAGAATTAAACCAGAACTTGGATACGTTCCGGGCAACGTCAGAATTATTTGCCACGCACTGAACGCAGGGCTTGGCGATTGGGGTGAAGATGCTTTTGCATATATCGCCGAAAGCTGGCTGAAGCGGCGCGCGTCTTTATCGAAGCAGTGATGGAGTGTCAGCCATGACCGACTACGCGTTTCTTATCCTCGGCCTAGCCATGACCGGCTGGCCGCAACTTATTCAAGGGTGCATGTCATGAGTGAAATCGAGCGTTACGACTGCGAGGAAGAACGCAGTTGCGAATATGAATTGAAGGCGGTTATGCAGGTTGACCCGGCCGGCTACTACGTTCGGCATGCGGATCACCTTGTCTACCTGAGAGAAATGCGCATGGATCGCGATGTCGAACGCCTGCGCGCCGATACGGCTGGGGCTGAGCTGGTCAGCGCCAATGCAGACAAAGAGGCGTATGCCCAGAACGCGATTGACCTGCGTACGTCGCTGGATGCAACGACCTTAAACCTTAAGCGCGCCGATAACCTGATCAGTGTCAGGACTTCGGAAAATCAGCAGTTGCGGAAATTGCTCGAACAAACACTGGAAGTGCTTAACCCGACAGCGAAACTCTCGAAGTCGATACGCGCCGCCCTCAACCCCAACCCCGAGGCAGAAAGTCATGAGTAAGCCGAACTGGAGTAATGCGCCAGAGTGGGCGGATTGGCTCGCCCAAGATCCAAATGGGGGTTGGTTCTGGTTTGAAAATAAGCCCTTGGCTGGATCGGACGGAAACTGGCGCTGCATGCACGGAGACTGCCAAGAAGCTGAGTCAAATCCAAAATGGGAAGAAACACGGGAGAAACGACCATGACCAATAACCCAACGATTGACGGCGTGTGCAAGACCTGCCACGGCAGCGGAAAAGAATACGACGGAGCGGCGCACACCTGCACAGCATGCAACGGCCTCGGCGGTGTGCCGGCTGCGGAGCCCTTCAACGAACTACGCGAACACTGCAAGCAATGTGCCGAGGTCGTGAAGACTTGGCCGGAGTGGAAGCGTGACTGTCTCGGCGGTGCGCCAGCGGTCGAGCGGCAAGAGCCGGCTGCGTTTCGGTTCAAATGGGACTACGACCACGGCAACGGCTGGTGCCGTGGCGCTGTTCGATTCGTAGAATCGATGGAAGAAGCCGACCACGAAGACAAATCCACTTGGCGCGAAATCACGCCACTTTACGAGGCCGCACCAGATGTCGCCGCCCTGCAATCCACCATCGCCCAGCTACGTATCGATCTAGGCAATCAAACCGAGCTGACCAAGCAGGCTGACTATCACGCATCTCAGCGTGGGAATGAGATCGCCCAGCTACAGGCGCGCGTTCAGGAGCTGGAGAGTGGGAGGGGTGAAGCTGATGCGTGGGCGCTATTAAACGGTGGCGGATTAATACGTGATCTTACCGACCGTTGGGATGTTGCCAAGCACTGGGACGGAATCGTTGAAGCTCTGTACTTTGCCCCGCCAGGGCCGGTCGCAGTGGTGCTGCCTGAATCAATCATCCGTGATGCCGAACGCTATCGGTTTATTCGGCAAGGAAACGCAGAATCTGACTACATCTGCCTTTCGAAATCCAATGAGGAAATGGACGCGGAGATCGATACCTGCCTCGACGCCACCGCTGCGCTGAATGGTGAGCGGAAATGAACAAGCCCGCCGCTATCGACTGGAAATGCGTAAAGCGAGACGGCTTTTATGTGATCGTCGGCCGGCTGGGCGCCCTGGAAATCTGCGAGATGATCGAGGCCGTCCGCTGGAACCGGGCGATCGATCGATGCCTGATCTTTCGCCGCGCCGTCGGCAATATCTCGCGAACCATCCAGAACGTAATTTCCGCAGGACTTTGAATAAATAGATTGCCATCATTTGTGGTGGCAATTATAGTGGCAAGACAGCGCCACTCCGGCGCCTGATAATGGGGATTATCTGATGCAAACCGTTCAATCCAAGTCCTACGAATTGCCGCTGGCCCGCGACTACGTTCGCCACTGGGGTATTACCGAGGCGGTCCGCGAGCTGCTGCAAAACATGCTCGACAGCGAATCGCCGAATGAATTTTCAATTGTCGGCAATCAGCTGAGCATCACCAGCCGCTTCGACACTTTGCCGGCCAGCACGCTGGTGCTGGGCCAGACCAGTAAGGCCGATGACCGAGACGCAATCGGCAGTTTCGGCGAAGGCTTCAAGTTGGCGCTGCTGGTGCTGACCCGCCTGGGCTACCCGGTCACCGTGCTGAATGGCTCTGTAAGCTGGACGCCATCATTTGAACACAGTGAGCAATTCGGCATCGAGGTGCTGAAAATCACCGAGCAGCCAATCTTCGACAACCAAGGCCTTACGTTCCAGGTCGACGGCCTGCATCACGAAGACACCACACTGGTCAATGAAATGTGCCTGTTCATGCAGGCGCCGATGACTGACGTGGTTGGCACTCGCTACGGCAGCATTTTGCCAAGCCGACCTGGAAAGCTGTACGTCGGCGGCCTGTTTGTCTGTGACACCGACCTGACCTATGGCTATGACGTGTTGCCTGAGCATCTGAAGCTGGAGCGCGATCGCCAGACCGTCGACAGCTGGGACCTGCGCCACATGGCCAAGGAAATGTGGCTGGACACCAAGCAGTGGGACCATATCGCCGACATGATGGAAAAGGACGTGCGCGACCTGAGCCTGCTTGAATACGGCTGCCCGGAGATCTTGAAAGAGGTCTGCTATCGGAAATTCAAAGAGGCCAACCCGGGCGCCATCGCCGTGAAGTCTCAAGCCGAGCTGGACTCAGTCGTCGCCAAGGGCATGATCAAAACAGTGTACACCGGTGGCAGCTATTACGCGGCGGTCAGTGGCGCGCAAGGGCATCAGACCATGCGCGCCATGCACATGGCGGTTCAGTCACCCAAGGAAGCCCTTGAAGAGTGGCTGGGCAAACATCAGCGCGACATGCGCCACCCGCTGCGCGTGGCTTTTAACGAATTGCTGCAAATGGCTGACAAGTGGAGCGCCAAGTAATGACAGACAACAACATGCGGATCTGGAATCTGGTCAGCACGACAGATACCAAATACACCAAGGCCGCCAAGGTCGACGGGCAGAACATCACCAGCCTAAACGGCACTGCGATGATCATGAAGGCTACCGAGGTGTTTGGTCCGGCCGGATTCGGCTTCGGCTGGACAGTGCTGGAAGAACGTTATGACCCGGGCGCCGAGATCTTTTCCGGTGAGGGCGATAAGCGCTTCAGCCTGGGCCACGCCCTGAACCACACGGTCAAGATCCTGTTTTGGGCTGAGATCGACGGCAAGCGCGGCCAGTTCGAGCAGTACGGATGCACCAAGTACCTCTACAAATCCACCTACGGCACCAGCACCGACCCCGAAGCTCCGAAGAAGTCGCTGACCGACGCCATTAAAAAATCACTGTCCATGCTGGGCTTCAGTGCCGACGTGTTCCTTGGTCTGTTTGATGACGCGGAATACGTCAGCCAGCGCAAGGACGAGGAAAAGATCGAGCAGGCCGAGGATCAGATCGCCGAGGAAGCAAGACAGAAACAAGAGCGCCTCGACTTCGTTCAGTCCGTGATCAACTCGCTCGGCACAGCCAAAACCAAGAACGAGCTGAAGGCTTTCCACGACGTCGCGGTGCGCAAGCTGTCTGCGCGCGGCGACAAAAAAGCCGTCACCCGCATCAATCGCGAATACACCGAGCAGCTGGCCCGCTTTGAAGAGCCAGCGCCAACAATCCAGGAAGCCACCCAATGACCGCTCTCTATGAAATCGGCAAGCAATACCAAGAACTGGCCGCACTGGCTGAAACCGGCGATGAAGACCTGGCAGTAGCCCTGCGCGATACCATGGAAGGCATCGAAGGCGAGTTTCAGGAAAAGGGCAAGGCCCTGGCTATGGTCACCCTGAACATGGATGGCGATATCGAAGCGATAAAAACGCAGATCGCGCGCCTGACCGAACGCAAGAAGGTCATGGAAAACCGCCAGGCCTCGCTGAAGGAATACCTGCGCACGAACATGGAGCGCACGGGGATCACCAAGATCATTCACCCGCTGTTCACCATCACCCTGGGCAAAGGAAAACCGATTGTGATCATCGACGAAGAATCGAAGATCCCCGACGAGTACATGAACACCGCCGTCACCACCACGCCGATGAAGGCCGAAATAGCCAAGGCAATCAAGGAAGGCAAGACCGTCGAGGGCGCGCACAGCGAAATCGGCAAGTCGTCAATCAGCATTAAGTGAGGTGAGTTGTGGCGGATTTGGCGCTGGTCAGAAGTGCAAATGGTTTGGTCGGCGCCACCGAAGCTGACCGGGAAATCATTTCAAGGATGAAATACGGATCAACCGTACACGGCGACTTCAAGAAAATGCGAAATGCTCGTTTTCATGGAAAGTTTTTTGCCATGCTGGATCTGGCGTGGGAGTACTGGGAGCCAGTCGGCGGCCTTATATCGCGGCAGGAACTGCGCGGGATTCATGGGCTGGCCAAGTTTTTCGAGGCGCAAAGCGGAAAGCCGGGACAGCTTTCTGATGCCGTCGCCGCCTACATTGACGGACTTGAGCAATCGCGCGCAGAGAGATTCCCTGTGGTCGAGAAGAGCCGCGAAGCATTCCGGGAATGGGTCACGGTAGAGGCCGGCCATTTCACGCTGGTGCAAAGCCCTGCCGGCGTGGAGAAGCGACCGAAGTCGATCAGCTGGAGCAAGATGGACGACCTGGCTTTTGAGGCGCTTTACAAAGACGTCTTTGCGGCGTGCTGGCGACTGGTGCTGCAAACACATTTTGAAACAGAGGCCGATGCCATGTCAGCGGCCGATCAGCTTGGGACATTCGCATGAAAAAATCTGAACGACTTCATCTGAACAAGGTGGCGGCGGCCGGTTGCATCGCCTGCTATCAGCAAGGTACGCCAGGAACGCCGGGCGAGATCCATCATCCGCGCGCCGGGACGGGAATGGGACAGAAGGCCTCGCACTTCGACGCGATCTGTCTTTGCCCGCCGCACCACCGTGGCACCGCCGGCCTGTCAGTCCCAAGCATCCATGGATCAAAGAACGCATTCATTGATGCATTCGGCACCGAAGCCGAGCTTTTGGAGGTGACAAAAGGCCTGATCTGACTGATGGCAGGACAGGTAAAAAATAGTAGCAAAGTGATTGACTAAACTGGCGATGGCAATAATACTGGCCACTCACAAACACAAACCACCAAATGGGATTTAATCCGATGGATCTGAACGAAAAAGAACTGATCGAACAAGCGCGCATGATGGGCGTTCCGGCTCACGAATTCGCGGCAAAGTTCATCACCCGGGATCTGGTAGAAGCCACCGTCGCATCCGTGCGCAAGGTGATCAAGCTGAAGGAAGAGCAGGAAGGCAAGCTGATCGACGCGCTGAACGTCGACATCAAGGAGCTGATCAGCGCCGCCGTGGTCGTGATCGCTGCAGCCGGTACTTCGGCCATCACCTGCACAATGAAATCCTACATGGGCACCGGCAAGAGCTTGCGCGTCGTGCTGGATACCGACGGTGACGACCCGCAGCGTCATGCTCTGACCGACCGCGTGAACAACCGCGTTCTGCTGGTGCTGGCACCGGATGAATACTACGGCGCACTGGACAGCAACAAGCCGCAGAAGGATCAGACGGATTTGCCGCTGGACGATCAGCCTGGCGCGCAGACTTTCACCGGTGACGGTAACTCCACCACAAACCAACTAGAAAACCCGCCAGAAGAACCGGTTTCGGCGTATGAACTAGCTTTCATCCACGTCACCAACGGCGGCGAGATCAGCCCGAAGGCGATCCAGAACGCGGCCGGCATCAAACGCAAGGACGTTGCCGACATCATCCTGACCCTGGCCAGCAACGGTGTTATCAGCGAGCCGGACGACGACGGTATCCGCACGCTGGTGCCTGCCGATCAGCGCCCGATGACTGCTGCCGAAGTGAAGCACGGGCCAGGCGCGGCACTTGAGCCTGAGCCGTCGTCGCTGAATACGACTGATGAACGCAAACCAATCGACGAAGACCAGTACGCCGACGCCGTGCTGCTGGTGCAGAAAGAACGCAAGGTCAGCTTGAGCTTTCTGAAATCTAACCTGTCGATCGACGAAGAAACCGCCGAGGCCATGATCTTCCGCATGGAGCAGGATGGCGTTATCTCTGAGCCGAACGACATCGGCGGCCGTGCAATCTACGACTGATCAGCACCGCCGGGGCTTCGGCCTCGGCTTTAAATGGGGATTGAATATGCCAGCGCCAAGCTTTAACCCACTGAAACACCTGCGCCGAGCAAGCGCACTGCGCGAAAGCCATATCTCCGATCGCGCTAAAGCACTGGGCGAGGCGCTGACATCCCGGCAAGTGGCGAACAAGCTGGGCATCACACAAGTTGAAGTCGAGCAGATCGCTGCGCGCCACGGCTTCAAATTCATCGACACAGACAAACAACTTGAAGAGGCATGACCATGCTGAACGGAAATTCCCGCACCGCTGACAAGTTCGTCGTTCGCCTGCCGGAAGGTATGCGCCCGCGTATCGCGCAGATTGCGAACCAAAATCATCGCAGCATGAACTCGGAAATTGTGCTGCAACTCGAAACCCTGATCGACAATTGCACCGTGATCCCTGGCGCCTCTCCGCTGGCCACCAGCGCCGAAGAGATCCGCGCACTGCAAGCGTTCCGCAGCCTGTCGGCCGAGAAGCGTAAAGCCATGCTGATCTTGCTGGCCGGCGACCAATGAACCCGGCGGCGAAGTATCTCGGCTTTGCCGCTGGCGTGATCCTGATCCTTATGGCCAGCGCCATTGGTGGCTGGACGGTTCGTGGCTGGCGCTGCGATACGGCCATGGCCGACTACCAGAAGGCGCGCGCCGCCGAAGCTGAGCAGCAGCGCAACGCGAGCCAGCAGATCGAGGCCAAACAGATCGCCATCACCGAGCAATCAACTGCGCGCCTCGACGATCAGCAGGCCACACAACAGAAGGAAACCGTCTATGTCGAGAAACAGGTTATCCAGTATCGCGATCGTTGGCGCGATCGCAGCTGCAAGCTTACTGACGACTGGCTGCAGCTCTACAACGAAAGCCTCTTCGGCTCAGACCCAGCAGTGCCCGAAGCCAGCCCAGCCGGATCAGCGTCTGCTGGCGCCAGTGTGCTTTTACCTGCCGGTCGGCACTGATCCTGAAGACACCGACGACATCGGCACCGTCACCCACAACAACCAATGCGCACGCCAGAACAGAAACCTGCTGATTGAGTGGCAGCGTTGGCACAAGGAGAAGATTCAATGAGCGCCATCGTTCTCGCAGCAATACGCACCGCGCTGACCGACTTCCTGCCGTCTCGCATGGACACGCCGGCCGCGCGCCTGATGATGCTGGCGATCCAGAAACAAGAAGATCCGGAAGAGCGCCGCTATCAGGTGGTCAAGCGCACGCCACAAACCAGAACGGAAAACATCGTTGGCGATCGAACTGCGAAAGGCCCGGCCCGCAGTCTTTGGCAATTTGAAGAGCGCGGCGGTGTGCAGGGCGTTCTGACGCACAAATCCACGGCCGAATACATCCACGGGATCTGCGATCATTTCGACGTGATTCCTGATTCAAATAACTGCTGGCGAGCGATCGAAGAAAACGATGTGCTGGCGGCGTGCTTTGCCAGACTGCTGTTGTGGTCTGACTTTGGTGCGCTCCCAAAGGTCGGCGATGCTGAAGGTGCATTCGATATGTACTTGAAGAATTGGCATCCCGGCGCATTCACCAACGGCACCGACGCGCAGCAAGCTGCACTGGAACAGAAGTTCATCCGCAACTACGCAGCGGCACGAAAAGAACTGAATATTCAATAACTCAACAGCCTGCCGGTGTACGGCGGGCGAGGAACTCCTGTGCTTAAACAAATCGGAAAGCTCATCACGGAACCGCTACGCAAAGGTGGCAAGACCCGGCCGCTGAGGTGGCGCATGGGGATGCGCTTGAACCACATCCACAACGATCTCCACTCGAATCACCCGAAACTATGGAACGCGATCGTCATGACCGGCCGGGCATTGATCTGCAAGCCGTTCGGCCACCGCTGGTCGCGATTCACCGCAGTGAAGTATGGCGACTTCGGCGACTCACGCATGTGCAAGATCTGTCGCATCAGTCACGGCAACCACCGGGGCGTCGATACCTACCACGAAACCCATCGTCCGGGCGGCTGGAAGGAAATCACCAAGTAATCCATCACCACCTTCTGCCGTCACGCGCGGCATGCAAATGGAGTTTAAAGCTATGAGCATCACCCAAGAAACCGCCCAGCTGATCGATACACTGGCCAACGCCGCCAGCAAGATCGGCAGTACGCCGGCCAGCGCTAAAATCAATACCCTGATCGTCAGCCTGCTGCCAGAAGAAAAAACTGACGATGTGGCTGAGGCGTTGCGACAGGACAACATCGCGCTGCAGGAAGAGCTGTCCAGCCTGCAAACCAGTGCACGAATCGGCGCCGAGAATCTGGAAATCGTGCGCGGGAAGCTGAAGGAGATTTCGCTGCTGACAACCGAACTGCTCGCGTCCATCAATACCGCCGAAAACGTGGACCTAGCCGACGATCTGCGCAAGATCGTCGAATTGTCCGATGACTCTCCAGTCTGACCGGCACAAATCCTGGCTCGTCACCGTGCCGGGATATCCACCTTTCACTATGGGCGGCGCCGAGTGCACAGAAGCTGAAGCTCGCGCCACCGCCGCCCTGATCTGGCCTTGGGCCGAACTGAAAATTGAACCGGCGTTCAGCACGCCGAACAAGGAACCGCAGCATGACCGAGCAGAAGACGAAGGAACTTGAGGCGCTTGAATCCATTCAGGATCTCATCGGCGGCATGGAAGAAGAACGCCGCCACCAGATCCTTGTTTACGTCGAGGACTTCCGCGACATACTGAAGGAAGGCCAAGGCGATGCATTCTTGGCGCTAACGCTGGTTGCCTGCGAGTTCGCCGCGACCAATGCCGAAATGGAAAAGCAAGAGGCCGCGAATGACCAGATCGTCGCTGGATGAAGTTCGCTTCACGGTGCCCGGCGAGCCGCAAGGGAAAGGGAGGGCGCGAGTCGGAACCATCCAAGGCAAGGCTCGGATGTTCACGCCAGCTAAGACGGTCCAGTATGAAAGCCTTATCGCATTATCTGCGCAGGAAGCAATGAATGGATCGTCGATTATCGAAGGTCCGGTGATGTTGGAAGTGATCGCTTACATGCCGATCCGTGAGAGCTGGAGCAAGAAGAAGAAGGCCGCAGCACATGCCAACGAGATAGTCCCGACCGGACTTCCAGACATCGACAACTGCTGCAAAGCAATCTGCGACGGCATCAATAACGTCGTATGGAAAGATGACCGGCAGGTTTCTGACCTGCATATGAAAAAACGATTCTCTTCGACGCCCCGCGTAGAAGTGATCATCACCCCGCTGGCGAAGGCCGGCAGTAGCTGAGGAATCACCATGACTGAACATTACGTTGGCACAAAGATAATCATGGCTTGGTCGCAAGCGCATGCCGATGGCCGTGAAGGCTATACAGTGAAATATGAGGACGGTTACACCAGCTGGTCACCAAAGGATGTTTTCGAGGCGGCTTATCTTCCTATCGGCCATGTTGGGCATCTTGCCTCGCACATTCAGCGAGTTGTCGGCGAGAAAGCGCAGAATGATGACCGAGCGCTAAAGCTTGATGCTTTCCTTTCCTCTGAAAAGGCCGTTAATCTTCCAGCTGACGCAGTCGGCCTGATGGAGGATCAACTGAGATTGATGCGCGAGCTTTCTGTTGTTCTTGGTGATCGTCTTGCGCTGATGGGCTCCGACTAAGTAATCTCGACGCATCAACCAGCGCCAACGACGGGAGGCTAAAGAGGATTTGCAACCTCACTCCCCAGCCCGCACCACGCGGAACCAAACCCATTGCAATGGAGATTTAAAGGATGATGATCAAGCGTTTTGCCAGTTACCTGTGTTTGGCTTTGACCGCGTGTTTCTCGTTCTCGGCCATGGCCGTCGAGCGAATTGAATACGCTTATGCCGCAACCTACGATGTCGGCCAGTACGGCGCCGAACTGACCAAGCATGAGCTGACGATCAGTCAGTGGCGACAGGGCAGTCAACCCGGTAGTGATTCGCCGGCTTCCAATCTGATCGCATTGAGCAACCACTTCGGCATGACCAGCGCTGCACCGGTCGGCGTCCCGGACTGGGATAGCGGCTCAGCCGCATAACCCAATACCTGGATGCACGATGAAATCCCCGCCACTACGAGCGGGGATTTTTTTGCGCAAAATTTGACCGCGCCACTTGCTCGCCACTATAGTTCGCCCATCCCAGCCGGGCGTTCCCCCATTGCGCCACAGGATGTACAGAAGCCAGGCTTGCCCTGGCTTTTGTGCGTCTGGGCACTACCAATCATCAGGAGGCCGGCAATGGCTGAACACCAAAGCAATAAGACGCCGCGCGGAGTATTCAGCCTATGAGCATGTGGGACGATACGAAGCTGGCATTGGCCGGGCTTGTGGGGGCGATCGTTGTTCTTCCCATTGAAAAGGAGCTGACGACCTGGCAGGGAAAGCTGTTCTTTCTCTTCTGTGGAGTGGCCTGCTCCTACTTCGCGACGCCGCTGGCCGTGTACAAGTGGAGCATCATTCCGGAACTGGCCGGCAGTGTTGGGTTCCTATTAGGGGCTTTCGGTGGCTCTCTGCTCTCCGCTGGTATACGGGCGGTAAAGTCCATCGACCTTGTTGCCCTCATCAAATCACGGTTTGGAGGTGGTAACTAATGGTCAGCATTGGCGTTTATGCCGTTGTCATCGTCATGGTCCACGCAGTCTGGTGTCTGATATCCCGAAGGGTCAGTGACGGGATCGTCGGGAAATTCCTCTATTTGTTCCTCGTCCTAGCCGCCCTTGGTGAGTTGAGCCGCCCAAACTCACAGGTCGCCGACGCCGTCCTATTCTGCTCCCTTGCCGCGATTGGCGTTCGCCACTGGTGGATGAAAACCATCTGGCCCCATATCCGGGCGTACACTGTCAATCGAATCCGCTGTGCCACATGTCCCTACAAGGAGAAACCGTAATGCCTACCCCGTCCATGACATTCGACGAATATGTGATCGCCGCTGGCTTGATCTTCCGCGCGGAAATGAGCTTTGCGGGAATCGCCGCCGCTGGCTTGGCGTATACCGGCATCACCACGGGCGCCGATGGCTTGGCAATTCTCCAGCGCAGTTACAGCAGCAGCGAGTCAATATTGACCGTCGAGCTGTTCGAAGCAACCTTCTCCGCCGGAACCGATCCTCGCCTACTTAACCGCCAACTCGCAATCACGGCGCCTCCGCCGGCAACGATCAAGCAAGGTGTTACCCCTGGTGCGCTCGGCGCAGCATTGACTGGCAACACTTACCGAGCCAGCGTCGGAACCGGACAAGCCTCGGTCAGTATTCCGGGCGATGACAGCCGAATTTACCTGAAGCCAAATACCAGCTATGTCGTGCGCTACACCAACGGCGGCGCTACAGCGGCCACAATTTCCAACGCTTTCGACTTCCGCAAATCCCTGAAGGGCAACTGGGACGGCCTTCTGGTCAGCGCTTAATCACAAGGAAATGGGGAATGAACGAAGCACTTCCGAAGCGCAAGAAGAAGAACGAGGCCGGCGAGCCGACCGGGCGGCCTCGGCTGTTCTGCGAATTCTACATAACGGACACCGGAATGAAGGGAGCGCTTGCCGCGCGCCGCGCCGGTTACTCCGATCGTAGCTCTGCCGCAACGGCATATCGCCTATTGAACGACCCGCTGTGCCTGACATTTATCGACAAGCTCAAAAAGCAACGCAGCGAGCGCATCCAGGTCGACGCCGATTACGTCCTGCAGCGCCTGTATGACATGGATCAGATGGATATCATCGATATTCTCAACGACGACATGTCGCTTAAGGCGCTGAGTGAGTGGCCGAAGGTCTGGCGCCAATCACTTAACGGCGTAGAGATCGCAGACCTGTTCGAAAGCGAAGGCGATGCGCGCAAGGTCATTGGTGTACTGAAGAAAATCAAATGGATCGACAGACTGAAAAACCTTGAGCTGCTCGGCAAGCATGTTGAGGTTGGCGCCTTTGCTGATCGCGTGGTTGAGGAAGACACGGCAGCCATCGCCAAGCGTCTACAGGCTGCACGCACGCGCCGGGCAGAAATGAAATGACAGCCCTTGTGGAAATGTCCCGCCATGACCTTGAGCTTGAGCTGATCGAGGACATGGCGGGCTTTACGCATGACCCGGAGGGATTCGCCTATTACGCCTACCCGTGGGGTGTGGAGGGCACGGAACTGGCCGAGGTGCGCGGGCCGCGCGACTGGCAGCGGGAGAACCTGCAGATCATCGGCAAGCATCTACAGAACCCGGAGACAAGATTTCAGCCGCTGCGCATCGCGGTTGCTTCAGGCCACGGTATCGGAAAGTCCGCCGACATCAGCATGATCATCGATTGGGCCATGTCGACCTGCGAAGACTGCAAGATTGTCGTCACCGCCACCACCGAAAACCAACTGAGAACGAAGACCTGGCCAGAGGTCGGAAAGTGGCGGCGCCTGTCAATCACCAGTGACTGGTTCAACACGACCGCGACGGCCGTGGCCAGCAACGACAGCGAACACGTCCGCAGCTGGCGAGCCGACGCGATCCCTTGGAGCGAACACAACACCGAAGCATTCGCAGGCTTGCACAACAAGGGTAAACGGATCTTGCTCATCTTCGATGAGGCCTCTGGTATCGCTGACAAGGTATGGGAAGTGGCAGAGGGCGCGCTGACGGACGAGAACACCGAAATTATCTGGATCGCGTTCGGGAACCCAACACTGAACACCGGACGATTTGCCGAATGCTTCACCCGCTACCGCCACCGGTGGATCTGCCGGCAAATCGACAGCCGCACCGTCGAAGGCACCAACAAGAAAGAGATCGCCAAGTGGGCCGAAGACTTTGGCGAGGACTCCGACTTCTTCCGTATCCGCGTGCGCGGTGAATTCCCGAGGGCATCCGAATTGCAACTTATCCCGCAGGACTGGGTAGCCGAGGCACGCAAGCGCCCGGTCTACAGCACCATGCACGACGGCCTTGTGATGTCGATCGACATCGCCCGGGGCGGCGCCGACAACAACGTGATCAGATTCCGGCGCGGGATGGATGCCAGATCGATCAAGAAGCTGAAGATCCCTGGCAGCGAAACCCGCGACACCACCAAATTCGCCATGAAGGTCTGCACACTGATCGACGAACACAACCCTGACGCTGTGTTTGTCGACTCAACCGGCGTCGGCGGCCCAGTGGCCGACCAGATCCGTAAGCTGCGCCCGAACGCTAGCGTGATCGACATCGACTTCGGCAGCGGTTCTCCGGACCCAAAGTTCCTGAACATGCGGACCTACATGTGGTGGCAGATGCGCGAAGCCCTGCGCGCCGGACTGGCCATCGAGGACGACCCTGAGCTGGAGAGAGAACTGACGGCGCCGAACTACAATACCGACGCCAAGGAAATCGTTCACCTTGAGAAAAAGAAGGACATCAAAAAGCGCCTTGGCATGAGTCCTGATGATGCGGATGCTCTTTGCCTGTCCTTCGCTATGCAGATCATGCGCCGTGAACACAAGCCGGGCACCAACAGCGACGGCGTGCAGACGGAGTTCGACCCATATGCAAGCTGAGATCATCGCCAAGCCATACCGGGTCGGTGACGCCGCGCTGGTGCCGGTAGCAGAGGCTGACCCTTTCGGGTTCTGGCTGCGCGAGATCGAAAATGTAGGTCGCGGCATGACCAGCTATTACCTTGATGACCTGCTGATCGCCGTGACGTTCTACACTCCGGCTTGGGAGGGGGTGGCCGATGCTTGCGCGCTGGTGAACCGCGAAATCGCAAGAGGTCACGGCAAGGAGCTGGCGCGAGTTGTGCGGAGCAGAATCCTTGATCTGATGGTGACCGACCGACTTCACCGGGTACAGGCAACCAGCGAAGTCACAGACAGGGCAAGTCAGGTATTCTTGCGGGCAATCGGCTACCGCTACGAATCGACGATGAAACGCGGCGCCCCGGATGGCAGCGATCTTTTTGTTTATGCACTTTTTGGAGATTGATCGATGAGCAAAAAAATCAGAAGTACCCTTGCCAAGTTCGACCTTGGCCACCAGTTCGGGAAAAAGCTTGGCCTGCCTGATCCTGCCGGTGACCTGCTGTATGGGTCTGACCGGGCGCTATCTCCGACCGAAGCCGCAGAAAAAGCCGCAAAGGACGCCGCCGATTCGACTGGAGCTGTTACGCCAGAATCAGTGCCAGTGGCGATCAGCGATGAAACCATGTCTGCGCGAGACGCACAGCGGAAACGCCAGCTCGCTGCCGCTGGCTTGTCAGGCAATATCCTGACCGGCTCCCAGGGTCTCGCAGCGCCAGCATCCACCTCGATGAAAAGCCTGCTCGGGAGCTGAATCTGATGGACGATAAAGGCAAGACCGGCGGCAACGCCCATTACACCGAGCTTGAGCGTTTACAGAAGAAGGCGAACGCACTCGTCAATGAGCGGAACAAATCGTGGCTGCCGGTCTACAAAGACCTGCGTGCGTTCATTTCCCCATATTCAGCTCAGTTCGAAGGCGATATCACTAACTCTGGAGAGCGCCGCGACCAGAAGATCAACAACCCGAAGCCGATCCGCGCCAGCGAGCGTCTTTCCGCCGGCATGTCCAGCGGCATGTCCAGCAAGTCTCGGCCTTGGTTTGAAGTAGTCCGCCCAAAGGATGCCAAGGACACAATGCCGGTGCGCCGATGGCTCTACGCGGTGCAAAGCGCTTTGCGAATCACGCTTTCGAAAACCAATCTCTACGAGTCGCTTGAACAGGTTTACAATTCGCAGGGCATCTACGGCACGGCGGCAATGTCGTGCGTCGCGCACAGGGGCGAAGTGATCCGGTTCACTCATTACCCGTGCGGAAGCTACTGCCTGGACACCAATGATCAGGGTGACGTCGACACCTTCTATCGCTGCGAGCAAATGACGCCGCGCCAGATGGTTCAGAAGTTCGGCGCCGATAACGTTTCTGCTCAGGCCAGGCTTGCGGCAGAGCGCGGTGATATCTCACGGATCACCGTGCACCACCTGATTGAGCCGAACCCAGATGCCGACATGCGCTATGTCGACAACCTGTCCATGCCTTACAAATCGACCTACTGGGAGTCGAATTCTGGCGGGGAAAACTGCGGGATCTTGCGGCGTAGCGGGTTCAAGCACTTCCCAATTGCTGCGCCGCGCTGGCTGGTTACCGGCAACAACGTTTACGGCACCGGACCCGGATACCAGGCCCTGCCAAAGTCTCGAGAGCTGCAGAAGCTTGAGTCGGACAAAATGCGCCTGATCTCGCATCTGGCCAACCCGAACCGGACGGCGCCGGTAAGTCTGAAGGGGCTTGGCGGAGGATCTATCGTCCCGGGCGGCATCAACTGGGTTCCTGACAACCTGATCGGCATCGCCATGCAGCCGACCTATGTGCCTGACCCGAACGCAATCGGAAACTTGCGCGCCGAGATCAACGAGTGCGAGACCGATATCGGCGAAGCGTTTTCCGAGGATTTGTTTCTTCTGATCACCAACCGCGATGCAACGATGACAGCGTACGAAGTGGCCCAGCTTCAGGAAGAAAAGATTGCCATGCTCGGCCCGGTGATCGAGCGCAACGAGAAAGAGCTGCTTGACCCCGTTATCACGCTGACATTTGACGCCATGGTTGAGCAGTCAATGCCGCGCTGGATGGGCTTGTTGCCAGGTGAGCCGCTTCTTCCGCCACCCCCTGAAGAGCTTCAGGATATGGCTCTGGATGTCGGCTACATCAGCGTTCTGGCTCAGGCCCAGAAGGCAGTGGCCACGTCATCCATCCAGCGTGCAGCACAGTTCACCGGCATGCTCATGGGGGCCGGGTTCCAAGATGCCGGCGACAAGTTCAACCCCGACGCGGCGCAGGACGAGTTCTACGACGCAATCGGCGCACCGCCAACCATCTTGCGAGGCGATGACGAAGTGGCCGCGATCCGCCAGAATCGCGCACAGATGCAGCAGCAGCAGATGGCGATGGAACAGGGCAAAGCACTGGTCGACGGAGTCAAGACGCTGTCCGAAACACCCACCGGTGGCGACACCGCGCTGAGTGCTTTGGCGGGAGGCGGCCTGAATGGATGATGAGCAAATTTTGAACAAACAGGCCGCTGCCAGTAAACTCGCGGAAATTCGCGTGCAGCGAGGCATTCAGTACATGATGGGGCACCGGTCCGGTCGAAGCCTGATGCATCATCTGCTCGGCCAGTTCGGTGTTTTTCATGAGGGCTTCAGCGATAACCAGCTGGTGCTGGCAAGATCGTCAGGAAGGCGATCGGCAGGCCTTCAGCTGCTGCAACTGATCGAGGTCTACGCACCAGAGAAGTACGCGAAGATGAACGACGAAGCACGCGAAGACGCAACCACAACTGACTCAATGGGTGACGAATCATGAATATGTTTATCCACGGCCGCCTGCGGCACTGCCTGCAAGAAGAGGCTCCAGCCGATGGTGGTCATGGCGACGGCGCGCCACCAGCAGAAGCTGCGCCCGCGACTCCAGACGCAGCGCCACCAGCAGCAGACGCGCCGCCCACTAACGTTGAAGCATCCAGCCTTCTGGGCGAGGTGAAAGACGACGTGCCGCCATCGGAAGAAAAGCCGAAGGACGACAATTCGGAAAAGCCGAAGGATGACGCCGACAAGGATCTGGAAGGCGCGCCGGACGCTTACGAAGAATTCAAAGCTCCGGACGGCATTGAACTCGACGCCGAGGTGATGCCGGAAATCCACGAAATCTTCAAGGATCTCGGCCTGTCTCAGGACAAGGCGCAGGAAGTGTTCAGCAAGTTCCTCGACATCCAGCAGAAGCTGGCCGGTACGCCAGAACAGCAGATGGCTGCAGCTGAGCAGCAAATCGTAGCGCTGAACACCAAGCTGGCCGAAGAGTGCAAAAACCTGCCAGACATCGGCGGTGAGAAGTTCGGCGAATCGCTGGCCATGGCCTCGAAAGTCATGCAGCAATTCGGATCGCCAGAGTTCCGCAGCCTGATCGCTTACACTGGCGTCGGCTCGCATCCTGAATTTTTCAAAATGATGGTTGCAATTGGTTCTAAAATGTCACCCGACAACTTCGTGCAAGGAGGCGAGGGAGCTGTAACCGAGCGCCGTGGCGAAGACATTATGTTTGGCCACCTGTTCAAAAAGCCGTAAACCACCCCAAAAAGTGAAGAGGATTTAAACCATGGCACTGCTCTCTACCGTCTCGCTGACGCTGGCCGACTTGGCGAAACGCCAGGAAGGGACCGACGCAGGAAAAAAGATCGCGATGATTATCGAGATCCTTTCTCTGCAAAACGAAATGCTGCAGGACATCCCATGGATGCCCGGCAACGACGGCACCGGCCACAAGACCACAATTCGATCCGGCCTGCCGACCGGCACCTGGCGAAAACTGAACTACGGTGTTCAGCCTGAGAAGTCGACCACCGTTCAGATCCGTGATCAGACCGGCATGCTGGAAACCTATTCGGAAATCGATAAAAAACTGGTCGATATCTCGAAGGACAAGGAAGCCTTCATGATGTCGGAAAGTCGCGCTTTCCTAGAGGGCATGTCGCAGAACATGGGCACCCAGATCATTTACGGCGATGCCGCTGTAAACCCTGAGCGCATCACCGGTTTGGCCCCGCGCTTCAACAGCCTGGCAGCCGAGAACGGCGACAACATTATCGACTGTCTCGGCACCGGATCCACCAATACCTCGATGTGGCTGATCGCGTGGGGCGATACCACCGTTCACGGCATTTTCCCGGATGGCTCTGTCGGCGGCTTGAAAATCGGCGACACCAAGGAAGAAACCCTTTTTGACAACCAGACCCCGCCAGGTCGCTACGAAGGCTATCGCACCCACTACAGCTGGGATGCCGGCCTGACCGTTCGCGACTGGCGCTACGTGGTCCGAGCTTGCAACATCGATGTGACCCTGCTGAAGAAGGACGCCGCCACCGGCCCGGACCTGGTCGACATCATGGTTCAGATGCTGGAACTGCTGCCGAACGAAACCACCGGCACTCTGCGCTTCTACGTGCCGCGGGTTGTTCGCTCGTACCTGCGCCGCCAGATCAAAAACAGCAAAAACGTTTTCATCAACATGGGCGAAGTGGCCGGCAAAAAAGCGGTCATGTTCGACGACGTTCCGGTTCGCCGCATGGACGCGATCCTGTCCAACGAAGCCCGCGTGGTCTGATTCAGCGCCGCCCAGCAATGGGCGGATTGACCTTTTGATTTTCAAGATTGAGGAAATAAAAGATGACCATCATCGACCGCTACCTGCAAATTTCGAACGCCCAGGCGATCACGGCAACCGCAGTTTCAACCGACGTGATCGACGCTGGCGCAACCAAAAACCCGGCCATTGGTCGTGACCTTGGCGGCGGCACTCAGCTGTTTCTGGAAATTACCATCCCCCAAACCTTCACCGCTGCCGGCGCGGCCACACTGGCCATCGCGCTCCAGGACTCGGCTGATAACGCCACCTTCAACGACGTTCTGTCGTTGCCGGTTCTGGCCTTGTCGAACCTCACCGTCGGCACTCGCTTTTATATCCCGCTGCCGGCCAAGCTGCGTCGCTATCTGCGGGCCAACTACACCGTCGCCACCGGCCCGATGACCGCCGGTATCATCAACGCGCAGATCGTCGACGGCATGACGGTCGAGCGTTCCTATCCTGATTCGCTGAGCAAAGTCGTTTAATCGACCTGATCAGCCATCCGCTTAAGGAGTGGGGAAATGTCCAAGAAAGATACCGGCACCGGGTTTATGGTGCGAGCAATCCAGACCGGTTTTCTCGGCTCGCTGCGATTCGTCAATGACACCTTTACCTGTCCAGACGAAGAAGCATTTGCGCCGAACTGGATGGAGCGGCTGGAGCCGAAGGAAGCGGCGAAGGCAGCAAACACTCCGGCACCGGAAACCGGTCTGGGCTTTACCGTCAAACACGTACCGGCCGGCAACTGGGCTGTTGTGAACAAGGATGGCGAGCGCTTCAGTCGAGTGTTCAAGAAGGATGAAGGCAACGCCAAGGATTTGGCCGAGCAGGAAGCTCTTCGACTGAACGCTGGCGGCGAGCCGGTAATGCCAGGGCCAACCGGTGGAGGTGCGAAGCCTGTTGATACCGATGGTGACGAAGAGCAGGATGACACAACCCTTCCAGACGCTTAATCCACTACCATAACAGGGGCCGAAAGGCCCCTTTTCATTTGCGCCACTGGAGGACGCCCCATGGCGAGCAAGATCGAGATTTACAACATGGCCCTGTTCCACGTCGGCAGCACGTCAAAGGTGGCCAGCGATACCGAGCAGAGCATGGAGCAGATCGTTTGCAGCACCTTCTATCCGACAGCGCTGGACTGCTTACTGTCCTATAAGTCTGCCGACTGGGGTTTCGCTACTAAGAGCGTGAAGCTTGCTGATATTGGGAGCCCTCCAACAAACTGGCTTTATCGATACGCCTATCCGAATGACTGTGTGCGCGCAATCCGAATCGTGATCCCTGGCACTCGAAACCCAATGCAGGGTCAGGAGATACCATATGACCTTGAACAGGGCGATGTAAGTCTGAGCATCGTTACAGATATGCCTGAAGCGGAGCTGCTGTATATCGCTCGCGGATTGCCGGCCGAGCGCCTTCCGTCACCGGTAACTCTTGCTCTCTCATACCAGCTCGCCGCACTGATTGCGGTGCCTCTGAAAAAAGATCTGCCAACGATGCAGACAATGATGCAGCTTGCCGAACAATTCACGCAGATAGCGATGGCGGCAAGCCTTAACCAACAGCAGCAGGACAACCCGCCAATTTCAATCTACGAAGCGGAGTCGCACGCATGACCACCAGCATCATTCAAACCAGCTTCAGCCGTGGAGAGATTGGCCCTCAGCTATATGGGCGAGTTGATCTGGCCGCATATCAAAATGGTCTTCGGCAGCTGAGCAACTTTATCGTTACCCCATACGGCGGCTTTGTAAACCGGGCCGGATCTTACTTTTTAGCGCAGACGCAAAACAACGAAGTGGCCCGGATGATCCGCTTCAAATTCAACAATTCCGACACGTACGCTCTTGAGTTCACTCACCTGGTCATGCGCGTTTACCGCAACGGTGGCTTGGTTCTCAACTCGTCAGGCCCAAATGTCGGACTACCATTTACCATGGTCACCCCATACACAAGGGATGAACTTTCCTCAATCAACTTCACTCAGTCTGGCGATGTGATGGACATGGTTCAGGTCAATCATAAGCCGCAAAAACTCAAGCGTTTTGCGCACGACAACTGGACTATTTCGCCCGTTTCTCTAGTCCCGGGAATTTCTGCCCCTGCAAGCGCAACGGCTACAACGCCCGGTGGCGGCACTGGTAATACGCAGACCTGGACATATCAGATAACGGCGGTCAGGGATGACGGCAGCAACACCATCGAAGAATCGCTACCGGCGACTTCGAACGTGCTGTTGATCTTCGCAAGCCTTGTTCAGGCAACTGTCACTTGGCCTGCCGTGCCTGGAGCAAACTATTACAACATTTACAAGGACAATGCCGGGGCCGGAATCTATGGATTTATCGGCAGAGCCAATTCCCCAAGTTTCACGGACAACAACATCACGCCGATCAAAACGGATACCCCGCCAACCGGAACCGACCCATTCATCGGCGCAGGTAATTACCCAAGAGCCGTTTCCTATTACCAGCAGAGATTGGTTTATGCAGGGACGCTGAATAAGCCGCAAACACTTTGGTTCAGTAAAACCGGTGTGTTCATGAATTTCGGCTACTCAATCCCGCAGAAGGATGACGACGCGATCACCTGGACCATGGCGAGTAACGAGGTCAACACGATCATGCATCTGCTGCCACTGAAGTCGCTTCTGCCGTTTACGGATGGCGCTGAATGGCTTATCCAGGGATCTACAGCAGGTTTCACGGCGAAGACCATCAACGGCGGTGCCGAGAGCTACAACGGCATCGGACAATTGCGCCCTCTTCTGATCGGCAGCAGCGCTGTGTACGCACAAGAGCGCGGCAGGGAAGTAACGGCTTTCGGTTACAGCTTGCAAGCTGATGGATTCAGCGGAAGCACTATCAGCATTCTTTCGCCGCACCTGATCGAGGATTTCAGCCTTGTCGATTGGGATTACCAGAAAATCCCATACCACGTTATATGGGCGGCAAGGTCTGATGGTGCCCTGGTCAACTTCACCTACATCCCCGAGCAAGATGTAAATGGGTGGTCGCATCAGCATACAGACGGAAAATACCTCTCTGTATGTTCCGTGCCAGAAGGCCGTGATGATGCTGTATATGCTTGCGTTGAGCGGGTTATTGGCGGCGTTACAAAGCGCTATGTCGAGCGATTTGCGAACAGAATACTTGAGCGTTACAACAACACCGCGATCATCAGCAGAAGCCATTTTGTAGATTGCGGCCTTGTCTATGACGGAACGAACACCAGTATCAACAGCCTGACCATAACTGGCGGCTCTACGTGGCAGTCTCCAGAAGCATTAACAGTCGCCGCCACGGCGACAATCTTTTCGCCGGGCGATGTTGGCGACATGCTGCAATATGTTCCAAATCCAGTCTCAGAACCATTCAGGTTCAAGATCCTTTCCTACACAAGCACGACATCCGTGCAAGTTCAGCCGCTCGGAACAGTGCCTGAAGAGATCCGGGGAGTACCATTTAGATCGTGGGCGTTCGCTCGAAATACATTTTCAGGCCTTGGTCACCTGGAAGGGAAAGTAGTTTCGGTGCTTGCTGATGGGAACGTGGCCCCTCAGCAGGTTGTCACTGGTGGATCGATCACCATCCCCGACCCTTCAGCGATCGTGCATATCGGCCTCCCGTATCGATCGCTTGCCGAAACACTGTCGGTTAACGTTGCGGGGCAGGAAACACTTTTGGATAAGCCAGTCCAGGTGACCAGCGTCGCGTTGCTTGTTCTTGATAGCCGAGGCGGCAAGGTCGGCACCAAGGAGAGCGCGCTATTCGAAATGAAACAGCGCCAGACCAGCGATAATTACGGAAGCATAGCGCCGGTCAACGGGATGGCAGAAGTAAGCATCAGTGACACTTGGGAAAATACTGGACGATTTCTGATGATCCAAGACGACCCTTTGCCAATGAACGTGATTGCCGCCATTCCACGCATTGAAGCCGGTGGCTCGCTATGATCATCGTCAGGCGCATGACTCTGGCTGACATAGAGATAATCGCGGCAACGGCGCGCAAAGCTGATCGAATGGAAATTGAAGAGGGATGCGGCCAGTCGATCGCCTCAGCGCTTACGCTCGGACTAAGGGCCAGCGTAGCGCCAAAGGTGATCGCATGGGATCACACGCCGCTTGCGGCACTTGGTGACGCCAGTTACAGCCCTGGCGCAGGCATCGGAGTACCTTGGCTGATCAGCACAAACGCTATCGAAAGACATCCCAAAGCTTTTCTGCGCGTCTGTAAGCCCTTGGTCGCCGATATGCTCGAGCGCCATGATCATCTGATCAACTATGTTGATTCGCGCAACCATGCGGCCATCCGATGGCTTGAATGGCTCGGCTTCAGTATGGGTAGCCCTACGCCATACGGACCAAACCAGCTACTATTCCGACAATTCCAAATGACTCGACGAGGTAACTGACTATGTGCTGGGTCGCTTTGATTCCGCTCGCCGCCGCAGTTGTTGGCGGCGTTATGCAGGGCCAGCAACAGGGCGCCGCCGCCACTGCTCAGGCTTCGGCATTGAAACAGAACGCCGCCTATCTCAATCGGGCGGCCAATGACGCTAGGTATCGTGGCGTGGTTGATGCCGACACGCAGCGCGTTCAAACGCAAAATCTTATCGGAACCCAGCGCGCAGCTATGGCCGGAAACGGCGGCGTGGTCGACGACGGGTCTAACGCGCTGATACAGCAGGACACCGCCCAGTATGGTGAGCTTGACGCAATGATCATCAGCAACAACGCCGCCCGAGAGGCTTATGGTTATGAGGTTCAAGCAACCAGCAACTTCAACAACGCAAGCACACTGAAGAGCAACGCCAAAACAGGAATGATGAGTTCGCTGTTGGGTGGTGTTGTTGGTGGCCTTGGAAGTGCGTTTTCTGGCGGCCTGTTCTCTGGCGGAAGCGGTAGTGGTCTGGGCACCGGCACCAACGCCGCGCTTGGCGGGAATGCTCGCCTGAACTACAACCAAGCTATCGCTTAAGGGGAAATCATGGCCGTACAGATCCCAACCGTTGGCGGGCCGAGCGCAAGAACTCGGCCGTCCGCCATCCCACAGGTCCAGGTAGTTCCAGAGCAAAGCCTTGGTGCCGACCTTGCACGCCCTGTTACGCAGGTTGCTACGCAGATATGGCAGAAGACCCAGGATGATGCCGACACTGCCGCCCTGATGGAGGCCGAAAGCAACCTTAGCCAGTGGCAGACGAACACGCTTTTCAACCCAGAAAATGGCGTTTACACCCAGAAGGGGAAGAACGCTATCGACATCACGAACCAGACTCTGCCGCAGTTCCAGCAGCAGGTCGACACGATCGCTAACGGCCTGACAAACGACCGCCAGCGGCAGCGCTTCATGCAGATCGCACAGAGTCAGCAGGCTCGATTCAATGGCGAGCTGAACCGTTACGAATTCGGTGAGCGCCAGGTTTATTACAAGCAGGCTGAAGATGCGACTCTGAACGCCGCAAGCCAGGGCGCCGTTGCTTATTACGACGACCCTCAGCAGGTGGCCTATTACCAGAACAAGGGAACCCGGGTGATCGCCATGCAGGGCGAGCGCAATGGCGACGCCCCTGAGCTGATCCAGGAACGAGTTCTGCAGTACAACAGCGGCATCAATACGGCAGTGATTCAGCGACTGATGCAGCAAGACCCGATTGCCGCGCAGCGCCACTACGCCCAGGCTTACAACACCATGACGCCGGATGATCAGGTGAAGGTGACGCGCCTGCTTGGCGACAGCGTGCGCCAGCAGCTCGGCAGCCAGATCGGCGAAGCGGCATACAACGCAGGCACCGTGGGCATCAACGGCCTGTCGAATCTCGTCATTCAGGCAGAGAGCAGCGGCGACCCTACCGCCGTATCGCCGAAAGGCGCAAAGGGCCTAATGCAGCTGATGCCGGAGACAGGCGAGGAAATGGCCAAGGAACTCGGTATTCCGTACAGCGAAGAGCGACTGACCTCAGACCCTCAGTACAACATGGCGCTGGGGAACGCCTACCTGAACAAGATGCTCGGGCGCTACGGCGGCGACTCGACGCTGGCGGTAGCCGCGTACAACGCCGGTCCGGGCAACGTCGATAAGTGGATCAAGGAGAACGGGGACCCTCGGGCGGGCGAGATCGGAGCGCAGGAGTGGATCGACAAAATCCCATTCAAGGAGACCCGCAACTACACCGGCAAGATTGTCAGCCAGCTAGCCCCGGCTCAGTCGGCCAACAAGCTGGCAGCCGCTACTCAGGCCGCCAACGTCATCAAAGATCCACAGACACGCAAGTACGCAATGGATCGCATCGACGACCTGAATAAGGCCGATCAGCTGGTGATCAAGGCCAACTATGAGCAGGCGGCCGATATTGCTCTGGATCAGGGATACAACGCCATCCCGCCGCAGATCATGGTCAATATCGGCGCAGAAGACCGGATCAAGCTGCAGAAGCTCGACGATCACAGGCGCAAAGGTACAGAGCCAGAGACTGACGAATCGAAGTTGCGCGAATTCCTGTCGATGCCTGGCCCGCAGTTCGGCGAACTGAGCTTGCAGCGCGACATCCGTCCATTCCTCAACGACGCCGATTACAAGACCGTGAAGGGTTCGTGGGAGAAGGCCGTGCAGGGCGACTTCAGCGACCAGCGCGCGACAAAGGCCGAGAATGATCAGCTGACGACCGTGATGCAGCAGGCTGGGATTCTCACCGGAACCGGGCTCAAGGCGACCACGCCGAAAAACCTTGCGATGCAAAACCAGTTCCGCTCCGCCTACCAAAGCCAGAAGGATGCATTTTTCCTGTCGAACGGCCGACAGCCAACAGCCAAGGAAGCCGGCGACATCGCCAACACCTTGCTGCTCGATGTCCGCCTGCGCGGTGCCGGAACCTTTGGCGGAGACAGTACCGGACAGAAGTTGTGGGAGGTCGCTCCCGAGCAAATGCAAGAGGCGTATCTGCGCGGCAAGGATGTCGGCCTTGAAGACATCCCACCGGCCGATCGTGCGAAGATCGTGCGAGCCCTGCGCAGCCGTGGCGAACCGGCAAGCGAGGAAAATATTATTGGCCTGTACGTTCAGGGAATTTCTGATCTTGGAGTAACCGCACAATGAGTCTTGAAGTTCCGACACTACTGGCCCCTGTAGATGAAACCGTGCAACAGCCGACGCCTACGCCGCTGACCACGGCAATCCGTGATTCCTTCGACGACGAGCGCAACGACTTCGTCAACAGCCTTAAGACCGTGGCCACCATTTCGCCGGCCGAGTACGCCAAGGCGAACGCCACTGCACGCTCAAGCGGAATCCCAGCGGCAACCCTGTATCAGCACCGTGACCGGATGGCAGAGCTTGAGAAGGGCAACAAATACGCGACCATTTACGACACATCCCGAAAGACCGCCAACGCCTTGCGCGACGGCAACTTGTCGGCCGTGGCTCAGAACGATCTGGACGCACTCACCCGCATCGAGGGCGCTGCCAGCGATACCCGATTCAACCAGCAGAGCCTGGGCGAAAAGATGCTTGGCGCCATCCAGCAGCAGTGGACCGCCACGGCGCAGTCAGCGAACCTTTCCGATGCGCGCGACATGCAGCGGATCGGCGCCAGCTTTGACGCTGTCGACGCAGAGATTGCCCGCGCGACTCAGGAAGGCATCAAGCCTTTCGCTGATGCGAGCGAGCCAGGAGGTTTTGCCGGCGAGTATCTGCGCAGCACGCCCGAGCAGCGCCAAGTCATGCGCGACAACCTGAACAGCCAGCAGGGCGAATTCGTTGGCCGAGTGGGCGAGCAGCAGAAAGAGCTGGAGGCGATGCCGGTCGAACCGGCTGCGCGCGAAATCCAGCAACTGCAAACCAGCGACAAGATCGGCATCCCACTTGGCGGCCTTGAGCGTCAGGTGCTCGACACTGGCGAAGGCATGAGCAGCTTCGATGCCACGCTTGAAGGTCTGACACCTGGATTTGCCGCGCGCACCGCGCTTGGCGCTGCAACGTCGTCGGCCCCCGCACTGGTTGCTGGTGCATTCGGCGGCGTTGGCCTGGCCTCTGCCGTGAACTTTGCCACCGAGTTCGACGTAAAGCTGGCCGACGTGATCCGGGAAGCCGGTGTGGATTTCAACGACCCGGCCGCCGTGATGCGGGCGCTGCAAGATGATGATCTGATGAAGACGGCCAGCGACAAGGCCGTTCGCAAGGCCGCTGGCACTACAGCGGTCGATGCGCTCGGCATGGTGTTCGCCGGAAAGCTGCTGGCCCCCACTCGCGCACTTGGCCGACCTCTCACCGATACCCAGCGCGAACTGGCGAACCTTGCAGTGCAATTCCCCGTGCAAGGCCTAACCGAGGCCGCTGGCGAGGCTGCAGGTCAATTCGCGGCAGAAGGTAAGGTAGACGCAGGCGAAGTTCTGCTGGAAGGAATCGCCGGCTCTATCGGATCCAGCGCTGATGTTATGGCGTTCGGCGGCAAACGTATGTTCACCACCCTGGCTGACGGCCTATCGAAGTCGCGCCAGGCCCGTGTCGGCCAGCAGTCGCTGAGCGCCGCCGCCACCGCCTCCATGGACAGCGAGACGCGCAAGCTCGACCCGGGTACGTTCCAGCAGATCGCCACCAAACAGTTGGAAGGCACGCCGCTGGAAACCCTGTGGATTCCGGCGGCCGAACTTCAACGCCTAAACCAGTCAGGCGACATCGACCTGCCCGCGATCCTGGCGCAGGTTCCCGGCCTTACCGAGCAATTCGGCGATGCATTGGTGCGCGGCGGGAACATTTCGATGAATGGTGCCGATTACCTCACCTACTTGGCAGACTTCGACGCTCAACTGTCGAAGAGCGTTCGCACCAGCGCCGGCAGTTTCAGCGCTGACGAGGCCAAAGCCTGGAGCGATCAGCAGGAAGAGCAGCTGGCGCAACTGGCCGAAGAGTTCCGCAAAGGTCCGGACGTGCGCGAACAGGCGAGCCAGGACTTTATCGGTCAGCTGGTGCAGGCCGGGTTCCGCCGTGCCGACGCCGAACAATACGCGGCGCTACACCTGAACACGCTGACCAACCTGGCCGAGCGCAATCAGCTGGGCATTGATCAGCTGAACGAGCAGTTCCCGCTGGATATCCGCAGTAAGGCGCCAGAGGCATTGCGCCGCGTTACGGTCGACGACGCAACCATGTCTATTCAGCGCATTCGCTCCGGAGACACCAAGCAGGATACGGATAGCCAGTTGCATGAATACTTCGACCGACTTGGCGTCAATCTGTCCGAGCTGAGCGACGAAGAAGCGCTGGGCCTACTGCGCAACCCGCAAGCGGCAGAGGCTGGCGACGTGCAGCAGCTTGAGCAGGGCGGGAACGACGACAGCGCCCGAGGCTTTATCACCTTCAGCCCACGCGGCCAGGCCAATCGAAAGTTCAATATCACCCTTGGCGAGAAGCGGGACCTTTCAACGCTGGTGCACGAGCTGGGTCACTACTATCTGGAAGTGATTCAAGACCTGGCCAGCGCCGAGAGCGCGCCGCAGCAGGTCAAGGATGACGTGGTCGCGATCCGCTCATGGGTTGGTGCTGAGGGCGATACGCCGCTGACCACCGAGCAGCATGAGAAGTTCGCACGCGGCTTCGAATCGTATCTGGCCGAAGGCAAGGCCCCGGCGCCGGAACTGAATGGCGCCTTCGCTCGCTTCAAGCGCTGGATGCTCGCCATCTACAAGCACCTAAGCCGATTGAATGTGACGCTGAGCGACGACGTGCGCCGCGTGTTTGATCGACTGGTGGCCAGTGACGAGCAGATCCAGGACGCCGAGCGCGTATCTGATGCGCTCCCGCTGTTCAAGGATGCAGAAGTGGCCGGCATGACGGAGCGTGAGTTTGCGCAGTACCAGAACAGCATCGAACTTGCTCACGCCGACGCACGCGACAGCGTCGAGGAACAGATCGTCCGCGAAGAAACCCGCCGCCAATCCAAGTGGTGGAACGAACAACTGGACGTGATCCGGCGCGAGGTCGGCGAAGAAGTTGATCTTCAGCCTGAATACGTGGCCCGCACAGCATTGCGCAACGGCGTTTCACCTGACGGCAGGCCGGGTACATTCAAGCTGAACAGTGCCGAGCTGGCCGATCGTTACGGAAAGCTAGGCGTGCAGAAGATGGCATTCATGCACAGCCGCGCAGGTTTGCCGCTGGACATGGCCGCCAATATCCTCGGCTTCGAATCCGGCGACGAAATGATCAAGGCGATCATGGGCGCGCCGTCACGCAAGGAGCTGGTAGAACAGGAGGCGCTGCGCCGCATGGAAGAACGCCATGGGCCGCGTCAGACCGGTGAAGCGGCAGAGCGTGCCATGGCCGCCGTGCACAACGAGCGCCGCGCCGAGGTGCTTGGTAAGGAGCTGCGCCGACTGGCACAGGTCGGCAACCGAAAGAACATCACCAGCCAGCAGATCCTGAAGGAAGCGGCCGCCCGGGTGATGAGCGAACGCAAGGTGCGTGACATCCAGCCGATTGAATACCAGCGCGCCGAGGCGAAAGCATCCCGGGAATCGTTCGACGCATTCACAAAAGGCGATCTAGAGACGGCGTACGAGGCGAAACAGCGCCAGTTGCTGAACTTCTACCTGTACCGCGAGGCGGTGAAAGCCAAGGCACAAGTCGAAACCATCACCGATCGACTGAACGGCTACAACAAGACCAGCAAGCGTCAGCGGATCGGCAAGGCCGGTGGCGACTATCTGGACCAGATCGACGCGGTGATGGAGCAATACGAATTCCGCACCGTGAGCCTGCGCCAGCTGGACAAAGCGAAGTCTTTCGGCCAGTGGTACAACGATCAGGTCGCGGCCGGAAACGATCCATACGTGCCAGAGTTCGTGCTGAACACCATGGGCAAGACCAATTACAAGGAGCTGAGCCTGTCGCAGTTGCAGGAACTGGACGAGTTCGTTGCTCACCTGAACCACCTGGCCAGCCTCAAGGGCAAATTGCAGGCGAACGCACGCGTCAAGGATCAGAAAGAGGCGCAAGACCTGCTGATCGGCGCCATGGTGCAGAACCTGAACAAGGGCAAGCCGCTGCCACTCAACGATTCCAGCCGCACACTGCCAGAGGCAATGGGTGACTGGCTGTCTGAAGCGAACAGCTCGCTGATGAAGCTCGAGCAGATCATCGAGCAGGCCGACGGTGGTGACCCGAATGGGCCGTGGTCGCAAATCTGGTGGCAGCCACTCGCAGACGCACAGGCGCGCCGAGACGACCTGAACCGGGCGATCACTGAGAAGATCATGAACGCAACGGACAAATGGTTCGCCGATGCCGGGGGGCGAGCCGGCCAGAAGGTTAAGATCGAAAACCTCGGCAAGTCGCTGGACTACAACGGCATCCTGGCTGTGGCGCTGAACAGCGGAAACGCCGGCAACTTGAAAAAGATGCTGGACGGCAACGGCTGGACCGACGCAGCCCACGCCGAGATCCTGAGCCACATGACCGAATCCGACTGGCGCTATGTCAATGACCTGTGGGAGATCGTCAATTCCTTGTGGCCTGATATCGTCGCGCTGGAAAAGCAGGTCAACGGCATCGCGCCCGAAAAGGTCGAAGGCATCCCGATCAACACCCCGTTCGGCGTCGTGCAAGGTGGTTATTGGCCGCTGGTCTACGACTTCCTGTCGCCTGAATACTCTCAAGTGCAAGCCAACCTTGGCGAGTTGTCACCGCTGAATGAGCAGGGCGGCGCACGGGCAACCACGCCGCGCGGCCACACCAAAGCTAGGGTCGATGGATTCTCGGCACCGGTGGTGCTGGACGTGACAGTGATCGCCAACCACCTCAGCGGCGTCATCCACGACCTTACGCACCGCGTGGCCATCGCCGATGCCCGCAAACTGATCACTGCGCCAACCGTTCGGCAGGTGATGAACGAACGCATGGGCCGATTCCAGGCGCAGCAGTTCGTCAACATCCTCGACGGCATCACCAACGACCTGTCGCCTGGCAGCGCACTCGGCGCCGGGATCTTCCGCCGCACCATGTCAGCTCTGCGCGGTAACGCCTCGATCGCCTGGATGGGCTACAGCGTGACCACGATGTTCAACCAGATCGGCGGCGCGTCGCAGGCGCTGGAGTACTTCGCGCAGAAAGGCCAGCGCAAGCACTACATGCGAGCCATTGCCAAGTTCTCAATGAACCCGATCAAGACCCGCGCCGAGGTGATGGACCTTTCCGGAGAAATGCGGAACCGGGCAATCAACCTTGACCCGTCGATTCGCCAGGCCACCAACCGCATCATCCGCGTTGGCGAAGGAAGGATCGGCACCGCGCTTAATTCAGTGAAAAATGGGCACGATGCGATCAAACGCTGGGCATTCGTGCCCATGACCATGATGCAGAGCGTCGTCGACACACCGGTTTGGATGGCTGCCTACGAGGCTGAAGGTGGCGTTACGTCCGGCAACGGCGGCAAGGATGCGATTGATGCTGCCGATCGCGCTGTACGCCTGACTCAGATGGCTGGCGGGGCAAAGGACTTGGCTCCGATCCAGCAGAACGAACTGGCCAAGTTCTTCTTGCTGGTTTACGGCTACGCATCATTACTGTGGAACCGCAACGTGGACATCGCCCGCAGCGGCGCGCAGGCCATCCGCGATAAGAGTGCGCAGCAGACGCTGGTGGCGCTTGAGCGTTTTGTTTACCTGAACATCGTCCCGGCAATACTGGCCGGCGCGATCAAAGGGGCTTTGCCAGAAGGCGATGATGACGATCGCAAGAAGGACAAGATGGGCGACACATGGCCGGAATACATCGCGATTCAGACGTTGCTCAGCGTAACTAACGGCGTACCGCTGGCGCGGGATGCAGCACAGGGTTTCTTCAGCGACTTCGGATATGGCGGAGCCTCACCAATCGGCGGCGGCATCGACGCGCTCGTCAAGGCCACAAACTCGAGCAAGTCCGAGGCTCTGGTGACCAACATGACGACCGCAACAGGTATGCTTCTCGGGCTTCCATCCTCACAGATAAACCGAGCAACACGAACATTCTTCAAGGTCGATGAAGGCGAGTTAGACGGCGACGCCTACACCATCGCAAAATCGGTTCTGTTCGGCCCACCACCAAAGAAAGATTAAGGAGCCATACCCATGACGGTAAGTAGCCAGACCAACGTCGAAACGTTTTACGGGAACGGTGTAACCACCGTATGGGATCTGCCTTTCCGGTTCTTTGAGAACTCGGACATTTCCGCATATCTGATCGACCCAGTTCTGCAAACAAACACACCACTTGCTCTAGGCACTGACTTCACCCTGTCGGGCGCCGGCCTTCCTGAGCAATTCGGCACGGCGCCCGGAAAGATCACCACGACAATACCTGTCGCCTCAGGCAAGCAGCTGAAAGTCGCGCGGATCATGATTGCCGAACAGCTTACGGACATCGTCAATCAGGGCCGATTCTTTCCCGAAGTGCATGAGGATGTTTTTGATCGCCTCACAATGCTTATCCAGCAGGCGCTGACCGGCCTGGCGAACAGCCTTCAGCTGGATACAGTCCGCAACATCTGGAATTTCCTTGGCTTCCGCGCAATCAACCTCGGCAATCCTATTGATCCAACTGACGCAGCCAACAAAATCTATGTCGACACCACCATCAACAATCAAATCGCAAGGACTGTCCGCGCACCGCTTGGTGAAAGCCTGACTGAAATGCCGAATTCAGTTGCTCGGTCAAGCCGAATCCTTGGGTTTGACCCTATCGGAAATCCAACGATGGTTCCGCTGCCGGCTTCAATCGGTGCCGGAGACATGATCCCCTACAGCTTGCTTATAGGCGTTGATTTCAATGCTGGTGACACGCAGGTGACCATCCCGCGAGACCCTGGCGTTGCGGCAAATATCCAAGTGAATTTCGACGCCTCAAGCCAGGACTTCGCCGAGTGGTTTATTACAGGCACAACTTTGCATTTCACATCGCCGATCCCAATTGGCGTAACAAAGATCTGGGGCTACATCGGCACCACGCTGTCGGTGATTACGCCGGCTTACGCAACGATCGATGACAACGCGGTCGCGGTTTTCTCGCCGGTTGCAGGTGGCGTTCTTCGCTCGCAGCACGGTAAAAACCAAGACCTTTTCACCGGCATGGATGTCGGCATGATTGGCGATGGAGTGACCGAGGATCTTCCGTCGCTGGTTGCGGCAACCACTAACTTCCCGGGACCGATTGATCTTCCTGCCGGCCACCAATACAAGCTTGGCGGATCGGTGGCCATCGTCAATTCGCACACGCTTTGGGACACATTGAGCGCTGCGGATACGCCGTACGACACCGACAGAATCCAGCGCACAGTTGATTCTGTAGGTACGCCATCCATGCAGAACGGCGGCCACATTATCCGATCCACAATCGGCGCTGGCGTCAACCACCATGAGTTCGGTTACTTCGCAATCTTGGAATCTCGCTCAACGGCAGCGATGGAACATGTCGGCATGTACAGCCAGATCTCATCGGCTGGCAATGGCGCGGCGGTGATCTGGGCCGGCGTTGATGAGGTCAAGAACGTTCAACCGGACGGTAGCGGCACCAGCGTCAACCATGCCATGGCCGGGCGAGAAATTGACGTTGTCAACAAATTCGCATTCAGCGACTCGCTGAAAAAGATCGGTTGTGAGTGCATTGCATGGGGCGGCGGCGAATCGACTGAGGCATTTTCGGTGTACGCGGCGAACAACACTCGTGGCAATGGCAGCTACGGATCCGGCCATTGGCGCTACGCCTTCAGGGTGCTTGGCAATGCACTGCACGACACCCTCGGCGTAGGGCTGCAAATCCTTTCAAGCCATGGCTCTGGCATTCAAATCGCTGGCGCTTCTTCGAACTTTGCCATCCACTTGGCCGCGTCGACACCATCGTCAATCGGTTTGAACGTTGAAGCGAACTACAACATCCCGATTGCGATCACGCCGAACAAGCAGATCAACATGAACGGTATTGCAGGCTCTCAAGGTGTGAAGTTCGACAATACACTGGGCGCTGGAGCGATCATCATGACAGCGGCGGGAATTGGTGTGGCCGGGCATACAACCAGCTCGGCCGCACTTGCTGGCGCTGCGTCTGCGCTTCCTGCAACGCCGTCCGGCTACATGACGATGTGGATCAATGGCACAGCTCGAAAAATCCCATTCTTTGACTGATAGGAACCAATCAATGGAAAACGTTGTAACGCTTACCGAGCATCTTGAGCTTCAAGCTCAATTCCACGCCTTGCAGCTGGCCTACCTAAAGCAGCAGAGAGAGCTCAATGCGCTTCAGGAACAAGCCGTCTCCAATGAGTTGCGCGCCGTAACAGAGAAAATCAACCAGGCGAAAGCCACGAATACAGTGGGTGACAAATGAAAACGCTCAACCGAGTTATTGCAGTGCTGACGATGATTCCAGCTCTTGCTGTTGCGGCGACGACCACGCCGATTCAGCTGCTCAGCCCGGCAGGCTCAACCGCCGGCCAAGCCATTGTGTCGACCGGGGCATCTTCTGCGCCTGCCTGGGGAAGCCCTGCCGCACTGGCATCACAGGCCGCAAACACCGTGCTTGCGAATTTCACGGCATCACCAGCCGCTCCAGTGGCGTTTCCGATGCCAAGCTGCAGCACGTCGACCAGCGCATTGCAGTACACGACGGGCACCGGAATAACGTGCTACGCAAACTCTGCGGCAACCACGGGCACGCTTGCGCAGTTCGCTGCAACCACTTCAGCTCAGGTTGCTGGCGTCGTTTCTGATGAAACTGGATCTGGCCTTCTTGTCTTCGCCACTTCGCCAAGCTTCAGCGGCACAGCGACCTTTGTGGGCGCTACCTTCTCGGGCGGCCTTGTCCCATCACAAACTTCCGGCATCGTTGGCACCACGACAAACAACAACGTGGCCGCCGGCAGCTTTGGCGAATACCTCAATAACTCGACTAGCGCGACCGCGCTCACCACTGCGGTAGGTGGTAACTGCACCAGCGTTGCGCTGACTGCCGGTGACTGGGATGTTTCAGGCGCCATCCAGTTCGTTGCTGGTGGAACCACAACCGTTCAGCAGCTGATCGCTGGCATCGGCACAGCATCGGCCACGCTTGGCCCGGTCGGCACAACTCAGGCTCTGACGCTGCCGTTCACCACGGGATCAACCAACAACCTGTCAACGCCAACCGTTCGCTTCAGCCTCGCTGCGCCCGCAACGGCGTATCTTGTCGGATCAGCGACGTTTGCAGTCAGCACGATGACTTGCAATGGATCAATCCGCGCGCGCCGCGTTCGCTGAAGAAAAACAAAGGCCGGCGCAATGCCGGCCTTCTTCATTTCCCACCATCACGCCTTCGTATCGCTCCCATAATTGTCAGCCTTTTCACGCCTGTAGCCTTCTCGATCACGCGCCACTGCTTGCCTTCTGCGCGCATTTGCTCGGCCTTGCTTACCACTTCATCCGTGGCGGTCCGGTTCGCTCTCAGTGGCCGCAACTGAATGCCCATCGCCGCGAGCCTGCGCATCACCGTCGTCGCGCTGATGCCGTACCTCTTACCGAGCTTGTACGTTGACTGCCCGGCCACGTACATGTCACCCAGCGCCTTCAGCTGCTCGGGCGTGAACTCGATGTACTGGGTCATGCCGCCTCCTTGCACCAGCCACCGACAGCAGCGAACACCTTCGCCGCCTGCGCCTCGGTCACCTCGGCTTCGTAAGGAATCGCCAGCCAGCCGCTCGACACCACATGATTCGGATTTGCCGTGGCGCGGAAGTCGTCGTGCACCTTTGCAATCACATCGCTCAGGTGCGCGGCCAGGTACATGCCTTGCGGTGACGCCTCCTCACTGCGCAGGTACTGCGACCCGTCCGGCGCCTCACACATCACGCCAACGAGAATCGTCCAGCGGTGCGCAATGTCACACACCGCATTGGCTATCGTCGGTGAGGGCTTGATGCTCTTGCAGTTCTTCCAGTTGATCAGCCCTTGCCGCTCAGTCGTCTCGACGCACACCACCGCGACGCTCTCAAGGCGAAGGATGGCGCACAGCGAACGGTTGACCTGAGTTCTACGGTTACACGGCTTGCGCTTGCTCATCGACCTACCTTCCTTCCGGTAAGAAACCGGTCATGCTCAACAAGGCCTCGGCACTTGAACATGATCGCCTGCTTTGCGCTGAACCGGCGTCCGTGACCCACCCATAGATCCAAAAGCCGAAGCGCCATCAGCACCGGCAACTTATTCATGGCTCACCTGCTTGCGCCATCCGGCGTCGTAAAGCATGGCTGCCTGTCCCCGGCTACGCACTGGCATATCTGGCTTCCCAGCATCGTTACACATCTCAGCTATGGCCTTCTCCCGCTCTTCCGCCGCAATCTGCTCGGGCGTGCGGCGCGGGCGGAAACAGCCGTGCAATCCCTGCTCTACCGAGAAAGATCCACGATTTGCATTCATCGACCGAAATGTGAATACGGCGATATCGTAGCTGCTACTCCTGAAGTGAGCGATTATCGTGACAACCGCGCCTTCCTTGAGATCCTTATCGAACGGATCATTCGGATCATCTTCACCGCCTGCGAACTCGCATACCGTCCCAACTGGAGGCAGCTCACCTTCAACCCACTTAGGCCGTGGCGTCTCGTACTTGAACTGCTTGCGCGTCGGATTGTGGTGCGCATCACCGCCACCACCACCGTACGGAAACGATTTGTCCTGCGTCAGGCGCTGCCACTTATCCTCACCAACCCACACTTCGGAAATCTCGCTACAGAACGCAAACAGCGCATGTGCAATTGCCCACTCAGGCGCCAAATCCCAATCAATCTCGCAATTTTTCATCTCTAAATCCCAATTTCTTGGTTGAAAATGTGCCGAAGTCATTACTTCGCGCAATCAGCTATTACCCAAATCAGCCAGCCGGCGAAGGTTGCTGCTGTCATAACTGCCAGCCAAGCTTTCAGTGCTTTGACGTTTTCACGATGTTCTGCAGCTGCCAGAGCGGCGAGGTTTTCACGGCTGATCATGGCCTTTCTCCTTGCTCATCTCTGCATCAATTCCAGCATCAAGTGATTCGCCGCTGACACACATCGTGTTCATTCCGTGCGGGCGACCAGCGTTATACAAGTCCTTCCAATGCCTGCGGATTTGCCAGCCCTCAGTATGCATGTAGCAGGAAGGTTGATCGCGTAGCCACCGATAACGGTCGGCGTCCTTGGTGTCTTTCTCGATTATCTGCATCGCCTGCTTGAGAACGCCTTGCGCGCATTCCAGTAGTGCGGCCATGCGCTTCACATCAGGGCTTGCAATCTCCACCACCAGCTGCGCCAGTCCGTCCGGACGAATCTCCCACTTTCCGGATTCATCACCCAGGCTTTCGCCTTGCGGGTTCTCCAGCTCAATGAATCGGCAGCCGTCCTGATCTGGCAGGCGATCGCAGACGAAGTGCACGGTTGTGAGTTTCTTGCGCAGCACCTCGTTCTCAGCCCCCACCAGCGATTCGCGGGAGGCTTTCCAGCCAATCCAAAAAACCTCTTTTGAGAATTCCAGCGTGCTGAAGGTGTAAGGCTGGAAAACTTCGCCCTCGCGCTTCAGCTGCTCAGAGAACCAGATTTCAAATTCTTCCCGCATTTTATCGTTTTGCATAAAGCCTCCCATTTCGTTTTTAAGGTGCCTTCAGGTCTTACCCTGTGGCATCGCATACGGTTGCTGGTTAAATCGCGCCAGGATCTACGGCGCGAACCTTCTACCCACCACTATCAAGAAGAAGCGACAGAGCGCTTGTCTTATCTTGGTAATCGATGCCGTCGACCTGCCAAGTCATCGTTTCTCTTTGCGCCTTAATGTCCCATCGCGTCAGAATCGTCACGCGAGGAAACAGGGTAAGCCGGACCAACCTGAATTCAAAAAGCTCGCCATCCGTGCAAAACATCTCCTGCTTGGCAGCAATCAGCCTTGGGTTTTTTATCAACTCC